CCCGAGTGGAGATATTGTATAAGAAATTCCATCTGGTGCTCTGCCTCCGCCCTAGCATGGTTACAACGGCCACGTGCACACACGCGACCTGGGCAAAGGCCCCAGGATTTTAGAGAGATAAGGAGACCGCTTCCATGACCTACGTTGTTCATTCACCCATCACCTCGCCGGCGCTCATCGCTTCCTGCACCAACAGCTCAACCCCCTCCTTCGTTAGCCCGAAAGCATAACGCATCAACCCCCCCCACAGATCTGCCCACTTCAGCAGGTACGGGACCTCATCTTCTTTGAGGAACCCACGGAACATCATCATGGTGATGCTTGCGAGAGCGACGCTCTCCGCGCGCGTGGCACCCTTCGGCACCGACAGGGAAAGCTTTCCGCCTTGCCCCTTCTTGACTTCCGCGCGCGTGAGGAGATCACTCCGCACCGCCACTACGCCCCATTCCTGCGCCATCCCCATCGCCCCAGTCGGCGCCTCGCCTTTCTTCAGCCAATCGAGAGCGATCTTCTGCTCAGCCGAGGTGAGATCAGACTTCACCAACGGCACATCGGTTCTCTCCGGCGAGGCGGGCGCCCACTCGGGGCCATCGTCGCCCATGGTCTGCGGCACTAGCGGTCGGCCGACGGGAGGAGGGTTCTCTGGGGCGGGCTCACGAACGACTTCTTTGCGGGATAACTTCAACTTGCGCAGCGCATCGATCGTCGTCGTCTCGTCGCGAGTCCTCTTCGTGCCCCTCGGAACATCGCTTGGCTTGGTCACGCGACCCACAGCCTCCTCACCGAACATGGCGGCTTGCCTATTGGCGGTGCCGACCTTCTTCTGCTTGATGCCGAGCCGTTCACCCATCGCGATCTTACGCGCTACGACGAGGTTGAGCCCCTCATCGATGGGACGCAGGAGCCGATGAATCTGCTCCATAAACGTTTTCACGTTTGTGCTGGCGATCGAGATGATCTTGTTCGCGGTTTGGTACTCCGCGACACCCAGCGCGTCCGACGTGTCCATGCCATTGGTCACGTCCTGCGCGGCCTTGACGATCTTGACGAGGGCCCAGACGACATGCGATCGAGCCTCGTGGTGTTTCCGCAGCCAGAACCAGTTTTCCATCGTGAGCGCCTTGTTCTGATACATCCACCTCATCGCAGACAGCTCATCGTTGTACTTCCCGATCTTCCCAGCTGGTACTTTACCGCTCTCTCTGCACACCGTCCAGTCGAATTCGTTCTTCTTCCCCTTCTCCTCCCACCAGTCCAACGCGCGGCGCTCCTGGGACGTCATTCGCTCGCGACCGAGCTCCTTGGGATCCAGCGTGTTGAGTTTGGCCGCCTTCCCCCCCGTCCATTCGTACAGATACGCCCCGCGCTCGACCACCTTCCCGTACTTCTCCATCACCTCCCTCAACTCCTTCAACGTCATGTCCTCCCGCACGAGCGGCAAGGAATCCTCCTCTTTCGCAACCCCCACCGACGTGGTAGCGGGCGCGCGCGGCTGGGAAGCCGCCTCCTCGATGGTTTCGGCCCTTTCGGGCGCATTGGTAACGTTTCCGATCCTCCCCATCACTCGGGACAAGGTCGCCTCGAAGTCTTCCATGGAACCGGACATGTTGATCTTGTGGAATCGGCGCGCGGGCAAGTGGTAGAGATAGAGCAATGAAACTCGACTCGAACCTTAGGTTCAATAAATGTG